CATTAGTCATTTGAATTCAGGCGTCACCGCGACGCGGGTGAAAAATTTAATCACCAAAAATTTGAACGCGGACAATTTCGACGTCAAGTCGGTCAACGTTGATGGTGATTTCAAAATCAATGTTGACGCAATTCGAAAGGGATGATTGAATCTGTAAAAATAAGAGAACAACAAAATATTTTTGACGCGTTGTTAGCGGCGGGGGGGTCGGTCGTTGACGCGTTCCAACACCTCATCGCCGTTAATGACGACGCGTCAATGTCATGGATAAACGAAACGGGCGTGACATTCGATAGGGGAACGGTCGAAAAACTAGATTTCACTGTTTTGACGGCTTACAAACGAAATAATCACACACCCGTGAATCGGGCGGAGTTGATAGAAAACGACACAACGGGATTCATGACGCAATCGCAAGGGATCGGGAACACTATTGTCGGAAACAATTTTGTTATATTATAAAAAACTAAGATGAGCGAAAGAACGACATTAAAATCATTTTTCGAATCGGGGGATGTACCGACGGAAACACAATTCGCGGACTTGATCGATTCGCTTTTCAGTTTGGCAGATGACGACGCGGATGAAATCCCCGAATCGACTTCGCGCAAATGGTTGACCGTTGCCGAACGGGCAAAATTAGCGAACATACCAATCGCGTTGATCACGCAAGCGATCGCCGAGGCGGGGACAGACACGGCGATTCGTGGTTGGTCAGCCTTACGGGTAAAACAAGCGATCGACGCGTTGGGCGGGGGCGGTGGCGGTGGCGGAAATTACCCATCGATCGCAACCACGGTCGAGGGGTCGGATTTTACCGCCGTTGCGGGGAACATTCATATTGTGTCAACCGCTTCGCAAGTGGTCAACGTGACGCCGCCCACATCCCCCACCGCGGGGGATCAATTCGGTGTCACGGATGGGCGGCGGAATTTCAACTCAAACGCTTGTAATGTTCGTTTCAACACGGGGGGTGTTCGTTTTTGCGGCGACACATCGACGTCGGCGAACGTTCTTTTGTCAACCAAAGATACCGCGATCGTTTTTGAATATCATTCGGTTGGGTACGGTTGGGTAATTGTAAGCGGTCAAGTTTAGACCATTCTAATCAGTTAAAAAAAAGACAATGGCACGAAGCATTGAAACGATTTACAACGAATTAACGGCGATAAAACTATCACAACCCGATTTAACCGATTTGTCACCGTCCCCGACCGACGCGGACGATTTGAAAACCGATTTAACATCGGGATCAGTCGTCGCGGTTTGGCGTTTATGGCTGTGGATCATGGCAGTCGGGACACATATTCATGAATTACTATTTGACAAACACATCGTCGAAGTAGAAGCGATTCATGTCGGTCGGGAATGGGGGACGTTGACGTTTTTACATGACCGAACTTTGGAATTTCAATTGGGCGATTCTTTCGATTGGAACGGCGTTCAATTTGCTTACGATCCCGCCGTCCCCGAGAATCAAATCGTTAAACGATGCGCGGTTGTGGTTTCGGGCTTTCAGGTTCTTTTCAAGGTGGCGAAATTGGACGGGAACGGTGATCCCGAAAAGTTGTCCGCCCCTGAAATTTCGGCGTTGGAAACATACGTCGACCGAATCGTTTATGCGGGAACGACATTCGTTGTGATTTCCGATGACCCCGACGACATCAAAGTTGATTTGAATTTGGTGTTTAACCCGTTAATCATTGCGCCCGACGGATCATTGATCGCCGACGGATCAGTTTTTCCCGTTATTGACGGTATCAATGCTTTCATTAAAAACTTACCGTTCAACGGGGTTCTGAATGTCACGTCATTGGTTGATCATCTTCAAACGATCGTCGGTGTTGTTGATCCAACCATGAATTCGGCGTCATCAAAATTCGGCGGTTACGCTTACGCTATTATCGACATGAATTATCACACCTTCGCGGGACACGCCGTTTTGGATCAGGGAAATTCGGTCATCACTTATATTTCCGCGAACGATGTTTGACATTAACTTTTCCGAATTGGCAAAGAATTTGACGCCTTGGTTTTGGCGGACGAACCGTTGGAAACAATGGATCGGGGTTTGTTTGTGGGGATTGCAAAAAATCAACGTTTTGTTCGTGTCGTATCGATCGACGACCGTTTTCAATTTGGGGTTCACTGGTCAAACGATATATTTGCAAAAGTGGTTGAATTTACAATTTGATGAGGTCGACGAAACATATCAGATAATCAACCGCCCCGTTCTACAAACACCCGCCGTGTGGAATAAAGCCGAACAAGTTGGAAACCATATTTTCAACAAGTCCGAAACGTCCGACGACCGTTTGTATTTATTCAATAAGAACGAAAATACAGACGGTTTCGATTTCATCGTTTATGTCCCCGCCCCGATTGTTTTGAGTGATACGTTGATCGCAACGATCCGCGTTCAGGTCGACAAATTTTTGATTGCGGGGAAAACGTACGACGTCACGCAAACCTCGAACCCGTGGGGCTATTAAATAATAATTAAAGAACTTAAAAAAATGAATAAATTAATCACAACCAACGTCGGGGGGATGCCTTTTGATTCTGACGATTTACGTTTTTTAGATGATGCTCAACGGGCTGTTTTCAAAGCTATAGGGGACGCGATTTCGAGCGATCAATCAATTATCTGTTTATGGGGTGTTGAAGTTGTTGAAAACGGTTTGAATTACGACGTCAGTGAGGGATTTGTGTATTGTAATGGCGAATTTTTTCACGTTCCCGTTCATTCGGTTGCGAAGGAAATCGCGCCCGATGTGAATTATTGGAGCGAATCCCATTCGTTCGATTCGGCGGGAAATGAGAATTTCAAAATATCAGGAACGTTCGACACGTATCAAGTTAGGGAAATGAAATTGAAAGATTCATTAACCGACGGCGCGGCGGGGGCGGATGATCACATAGTTGGAAGCGGTCATAAACCGCCGACATTCGTTGAACTTTGGGCGTTGAAAACCGAAACCGTTTCAATTCAATCCCAACTATTGTCATTGTCAAACAACCGATTGAAACAAGGTCAGCTAATTGAAATGTATACGGGTTCAGTTGTTTCCCATTCTGATTGGCAACCGTTGGATACGCCGTTGGTTGTTGGTGATGTGGGTGTCATTCACGCCCCGTCGGTGTCGTTAATCACAGCGGGTTCAACTATTGTGAAAGTGACGATTTCAAGTGATCAGCATTTTTCGACGGATTGGATCAAAATTGTCGGGGTTAATCCCGATGCGCTTGACACGATCCGCGTGATTGGATTGGGGTTGACCTTCGGACAAGGCGGGGACGTTTTGTGGAATTCAGGTTGTGACAAAACTTTTTTCATCATCAATCAATCGGGGGCGTCCCATACATGCACGATCCGCGTGATGAAACAAATCGGAATGGTTTTGAATGTTGAGCGAAAACTAATCTAATTGAAAAAAAAAATGAGCGAAAAGATTCAAAACATTATGTCGTTTGGGCAATTGATCATCGCCGCGATTGCTATGGTCGCCGTGATATTAATTCCATTAATGGCGGGATTGATCAGAATACACAAAGCGCAACAACAAACGAACGTTCGTTTGGATCACGTAGAGAAAACAGTCAGTGACGACGCGCCGAAAATGGATAAAATAATCGAATTATCAACGCGCGTCAAAGCATTGGAACAATATCGCGCCGAAATCGAACCGACACGAATTCAAACGATTCAAATGTTGGCAACCATTAACACGAAGTTGGACGCGAATTCAAATCAATTCAACGCGATCTGGCAACACATAAACAAAGAACAATGAAAAACCACAAATTCGGACATCGATCAAATGCAAACCTTGCGACGTGTCACCCTGATTTGATCAAAATAATGATTTTAGCGTTAAGTTTTTCCCCGTCTGATTTTGGGATAACGTTCGGACACCGAACCGTCGAGGAACAACAAAAACTATTCGCAAAGGGACGAACCGCGGCGGGGTCGATTGTAACCAACGCCGACGGTGTGATCAAAAAATCAGACCACAATGAATTTCCGTCGCGGGTCGCGGATGTTCACGCGTACATCCCTTCGAATAAAAAATTGGCGTATGATCACCGGACTTTGTCCGTGATTGCGGGTTGCGTTTTCGCCGCGTGTGCGGTGTTGGTCGAACAAAATGAAATCAACCCGAAATCATTCATCCGATGGGGTGGCGATTGGGATCGGGACGGCGAAATCGTCCATGATCAAAATTTAATTGATTTACCACATTTCGGTGTTCACATCAAATAACAAAATCATGAAAATCATCAAAAACTACAACAACCCAACGCCCGCGTTTTGGCGGCGATTAGGTGACGCGCTATTGGCGGCGTCCACAACGGCGACCGCGTTCGCAATAGCGACGGATCATGAAACAATCGCGATCATCGTTTTGATCATCGGATCGGTCGGGAAATTTATGACGAACATGTTTTCCACGAAACATGATCCGCGTGTCTAGGTCGGGCGCGATTTGGTTCGTCATGATCATGATCATGACGGGGTGTTGTGTGTCACAAAAAACATCTGTTCGGAAAATCAATCGAATGGTTGATTGCAACCCGTCGTTGATCGACGATTTCCGTGACACGGTGATCGTTCAGGTGATCGATACGGTGTTAATTCCTGAATTGGTTATTTCGGGGACGGTGAACGTTTCGGAATCCGACACCGCGATCATCGTCGATATTGATTCGGGAATCGAAATTGAAATCATCACATCCCCGATCATCACATCCCCGACGACGGGTGACACAATCCCGCGTTTCAATATAAAAGCGACGGCAACAATCCCGACCGACACCGTGATCGTTGATCGTTTCATCACCGTTCCGTGTCCTGATCCGATTGTCGTTGATAATATGTCGGATTCGATCGGTTCAATCCGTGTGAAATGGGGTGTGATCGGGTTCGTGATAGGAATCGGTGTGATACTTTTGATTTTGCGCGCGATAAAGTTTATTGTAAGCAAACCCCCCTAATTTATGTATGTTTGTGGCTTGGTTAATTAAAATTGATTTGGTACATCGATTTGTTCATGTGGAAACCCCCGTCATCGCGACGGGGGTTTTTCCGTTTAAATACCGTCAGAAACGGCGCAAATTTCAACGATTACATTGAATACGTGTAAACGTATGGCTTTGTTCATATCGTTTCAATATGGCGATGAGGTCGAATATTTAACTAAGCGAAAAAAAAAATGATCAGATAGTTATAGACTAAACAGTTTAGTCTATATTTGCCGTATGAACAACGAAACCACCATCACCGCCGAATTTATTAACCCTCTGATTTTCAAGGGAATAACAATGAGGCAAGCAAACCGCGAATTTTTAGTTCGTTTTTATGCTGACGCATCGAACCGTTCCGATCACCGATTAATGTCGGTTAATTCATTACGGAATGAAATCGGCGATTTGTTCACGGTGAAATTCGTCGAAAAGTTCGTCGAATCAGGGTTTCAAAAGCAATCATTTAAACTAAGACGCGGAATAGAAGTTGTTCTTTGGGCGCGTTAATTTTTTAAACATTTATTAAACAATTTTTATCATGGCTGAAAAATCGGATGCTGAAAAAAGCATCGTAAAAAAAACAACCGTTAAAATCGGGACGGGTGAATCCCAATGCGCCACTGGCGGGGAATTCACCATCAAAAGAAAAACAATATCAGAAGGGGATAAAAAACGCAGTACGTTTCTAATCATCGGGACGACTGGACACGAAAACCCGTTCGCCACCGCGAACGAGGTGGTGAATTTTTGTCTTGCGATTTATAAGAGAAAAATTGATATTTCAGCGTTAAGATCGGGTTCATTGGAATACTTGGACATGGGCGGCGTTTCACGTTCCGAAAAGGCAAAATTGAACGTCGCGAACGGGCGTTTGGATAAAGCAATCGAATCAATTTCGTTAGCGCGTCGCGTGTTCCTGAAAGGCGACCTTTCGGAAGGTTCATCAAATATGAAAATGATTGATGAATTGGAAGAGTTGAAAATCCCGATCAACCGTGTCAAAACACTAATTCAAAACATGATCATCGGGGATAATTCCGAAACACCTGAAAGCGATGTGTAAAAGAAAATCGAAATTTAACGCCTTACGTGATAGGGTCAACGCGGTTCGGAAAAATTTTGAATCTGAACCGTCGTTCAAATGGTTGCCGACATTTCGTCGGGAACATCCCGTTCACACACACGATCGAATTCGGAATGTGTACTATGGTAATTCAACCGATGAAACGATCACGTCAGATCTAGAGGCTTTTTGGATCAAGTACAAACCATTAAAAAAATGAGGGATGAAAATTGACCTAAAATTTGAAACACTAATCGGGCAAGCGTTTTTAAACATCGTTGTCATCGACGATTTTTCAATATCGACGCTGAACGTATCTAGTCGTCCGCGGAACGTCGTTTCGCCCGTTTGCGATCCCGATAACGTAGGTTCGATAGCCCGCGTGTTCTGGTCGGCGAAAATTGAATCCCGAACATGGGGTTTTGAAATAGTCGAAAAGAAAATCGAAAAAATCAACATTTACAATTTAGGCGGGGACGTTTTGGAATACGACGTGTTCAATTCAGATATTTCAGTTTTATCAAACATGGTTGACGTTAGCGAAAACACGATCGCCCCGACCGTTGTGAATGTTAGGTTTTCACAAAAACAAACGATCATTTCGGTTCTTTTTTAATTAACAAATAATTCATAAAAAAATGGCTCAAAGAAAAGCTACAGTAGCAACAAAGAAAAAAGCAGTCGCGCGCGAATTTTTGCCCGAAGGTTTTGAAATGCCCGCCACCGCGGGGGATAATTACATGAAGTTTGAAATAGGCGAAACGACGTTCCGCGTGATTTCAAAACCCTTGATCGGTTGGTTAGGGTGGAGCGAGAAATCACCGAATAGGTTTCCAACTCTTGAAGCGGCGAACGCGTCGGGGATTAATTTCGACGATTCACCGCGATATTTTTGGGCGATGGTTGTTTGGGATTACGAAAAGAAACGTCCGCGAATATTAGAGATCACGCAAAAAACGGTTCTAAACGTGATTCACGCGTTGGTTAAAAATGTCAAATGGGGCGCGCCTTACTCTTACGACATCACCGTTGAAAAATCAGGATCAGGAAAAGACAATACAAAATATGGTACAACGCCAAACCCGAAAGAACAATTGCCTCGCGAAGTTATCGAGGCTTGTAAAGAATGGGAAATTGATCTAAACAATCTATTTACCGATGATGATCCGTTTGTTGGTATTCCCGAAGGTTTCGAAAGCGAAACTACCGATGATGATTACGTTGAATTTGAAACGGAAATCGTTGATGAAAACGTTGATGACGATTTGCCCTTTTAAACGGGAATAGGAATGATATTCCTTATCTGAAATGAGAATAAAAAAAGGTATTAGGGGGTGACGGATCATGAAGCGATGACCAACATTCAGGTCGGCGAAAGCAAGTCGGAACAATCCGAAACGCGGGAAACCGTCACCCCTCACTACTTTTGACCCTAAAACCTTATTGAATTTATGTCGACAACAAATGACCTGACAAAAAAGATCGTTAACTTTTTGAACGTCAACGGGTGTGTCGTGTGGAACGTTTACAACGGCGGCGTTTTCGATCCAAAGTTGAAAAAATATCGGAAAAATTCAAGTCATAAACTAGGGGTTTTCGATATTTGCGGATTCAGGAAAAAAGACGGATTACACGTTGAGATTGAAATAAAAACGGGAACGGATGTGATGTCAAGTTTTCAGAATAGTCATTTTGATGAATTAACTTTTTCAGGCACACTTTCATTCATCGCGCGCGACTTCGATTCGTTTGAATCGTGGTTCAAAAAAAGAACACATGAGCAACCAAAAACCACCACCACCACCACCACCACCACTAAAAGAAAACCCGAATTCGGATCGGGGATCGCGTAAGTTTCGCGGGATTTGGATTCCGTCCGAAATATGGGAAAACGAAAAGCTATCAATTCAGCAAAAAGTTTTTTTATCTGAAATAGATTCATTATCGGGGCGTTCAGGATGTTTCGCGTCGAATGGCTATTTCGCGAAGTTTTTCGGGCTATCGAAATCCCGTGTTTCAAATGTAATTTCATCGCTACAAAAAGCGGGGTTAATCGAAATAAAAATGATCACATCTGAATCAGGTAGGAACGTTGAAAAACGGATCATTCGACCGATGGGCTACGAACGAACCCCCCCCATTATGGGAATGGAAAACATCCCCCCCGCCGAGGCGGAAAAACCGACCCACATCGATGATGTTCGAATCATTATTGATCAACTGAATGAACGCGCGGGGACGAAATACAAATCATCGTCGCGGGCAACGCAAAAACATATCAACGCGAGATTGAACGAAGGGTTCACCGTTGATGATTTCAAAAAGGTTATCGTTGATCGTGTTCGTTTATGGGGTCACGACGACAAAATGAAACAATTCATCCGCCCCGAAACATTGTTCGGGACGAAATTCGAAAGCTACCTAAACAACGCCCCAAAGAAAACAACGCCCCAAAGAAAAGCAGTTGATTTTGGTGATCGCAAAACAACGCCCACATGAGTAATGAACACGCAAATCGATTCGAGAAATTAGGGTTTCAGCCTAAAGGATCACGGGATCAACAAAAGGTGAAATGCCAAGCGGGTGAAAAATGTGGAAACCCGAACGCGAAAAACAAATCAGACACATGTGTTTCCATTAATTTAACCGACGGTGTTTTCAATTGTCACAAATGCGGGGTAAAAGGTACGGTCGCGGAACGTCGTTTCGGATCAACACCAACGCATCAAACCCCCGTCAAAATAGTCTATAAATTACCACGAAAATCAGGACTACACAAAGCCGACGACGCGTTGAATAAGTGGTTCAGATCGCGCGGGATCGCCCCCGACGTGGTTGAATCGAATAAAATCGCTTATCAAAATGATTGGATTGTTTTCCCATACATCCGCGACGGTGAATTGATAAACTTAAAACGTCGGGATCGCAATAAAAAAGATTATCGCCAAAACGCGGGATCAATGGGGATCATGTGGAATCGTGATCGTTGCGTCGAACCCGTAACATTAATCATTGTCGAGGGTGAATTGGACGGGATGTCCGTTGAAATGGCGGGATTTACCAATCACACGACACCCAATCAGGGCGCGCCAAATGCGGGTGACACAAACGTTGATAAGAAACTAGAGTGTATCGGAAACACGTGGGAAATATTCGAAACAAAAACGCGAATCATTATCGCGGTGGACAACGATGAAAACGGGCGGCGGTTGGAATCCGAATTGATCCGACGATTGGGCGCGGATCGGTGCGCGACCGTCGATTGGGATGACTGCAAAGACGCGAACGAATATTTGTTAACCCATGGTGTCGACGCCGTCCGTGAAAAAATCGACGGGGCGGTTGATATCCCCGTTTCGGGGGTTTGGCGTGTCGGTGACGCGTGGGATTCAATGTTGGACGGGTTTCGTAATGGAAAAAAAAGGGGGCAAACAACCCACGTCCCGACAATCGATCCATGTTGGACATGGCGAACGGGCGATTTGAATTTATGGTCGGGTTACAATAACGAAGGTAAAACCGCCATGTTGAATCAATTGTTGTTATTGCGGGCGCGGAATAACGGCGAAAAAATCGGGGTTTTCAGTCCTGAAAACTACCCCGCCGATGAATTTTTTGATGACCTCATCCATTCGTTAGTTGGTAAGACAACTGATCCCTATTTCCGTGATCAAATGTCGGAATCGGAATATATTAAGGCGTCGGAATTTATAAACGATCATTTTTTCGTGGTGAATCCTGAATCTGATCCGACTTTGGATGTCCTATTTGAAAAATTCGAACACCTCGTTCGACGTCATGGAATCCGTCATGTCGTGTTTGATCCGTGGAATCAAATTGATCACATGATGAAAGCGGGCGAACGTGAGGATTTGTATATTTCCCGCGCGATGACAAAATTCAAACGATTCGCAGTCGATAACGACGTTTCCATGAATATCGTTGCGCATCAAAACACCCCGCGGGAAACAGACGCCCGCGGGAACTATTATCAACCGACGAAATACAATCTAAAAGGTGGCGGGACGTTCAGCGATAAAGCCGACAACGTGTTGATCGTTTGGCGACCGTATTACAATACTGACAAAACCGATCCTACTGTTTTTTTCATTTCGGAAAAAATCAAAAAACAACGGTTGGTCGGTCATCCTGATTCAACTGAATTATCGTTCAATAGGCGGCGGAATCAATATTCCGTGAACGGTGAATCGATCATTGATTCATCGCCGCCACCCGTTCAAACATCGATGATGACATCGAATGGGGATTGGGTGGATGATGACGATCAGAATGACCCCCGCCCCGATGACATGCCATTTTGATCAGGATCGTCAGAAAAGGGGCAAATTTCAACGATTACATTGAACACGTGTAAACAGACACGTCAACGATAAAACACCTAAAACGGGCGTATTGTCGTTGAATTAGCAATCCGCGAAAAATAAGTGACACCCGTTGTCGGATGTTAAACAGTTTAGTCTACTTTTACATCATGAACGAACAGAAAAAAAGTACCCAAAAAGACGTCGACACGACGCAACCAATTGAAAACCAAGACGTTAACCGCGTTTTGTATTGCGAAAACCGAAACCAATATTTCGAACGGGCGACCGTAGGGATGACCCATTGGTGTAAGGACATAAAGTTCGCCGCCGAATTTAATCAACAAATGGCGGAAAACATGTTGTCCGCGATGAGGTCAACTATTTGTGATCACAAACACATTCATATTTCAATCGGTGTGTTCGGTGGCGTCCTCGCTAATGCTTCGAGATGCGAATTAGCAAAAATCGAATTAGCAAAACGAAATTTGTTTGATTTGACGGGGTACGATAAAACCCAAAAGCGTGATTTTTGGTATGAAATCAACCGTCGATATTTATCGCAATTTCCAAAACACACCGCGTCGTAAGTAATCAGGGGCGGCGATGAGGTCGCCCCATTAATTTGAAACCATGAATAACCACGAATCACACGAAGATCGTTTATATAGGGTCATCAATGAAATAAGAGAAAAGCACCGCCGCCGACTTTTATTTGTTTGCATCGCCGCCGTAATACTTTTTAACGTCATCGCTGTAGAAATTGTTTACCTCATCACTTTATTCACTGAATACTAATAAAATCAACATGGAATTGAAAAACGCAATCAACGCAATCAAAGGAACAACGGTCATTCCGTGGGTTTCTTACGCGGAAAAACTGAAATACTTGACCGTTGAGAAAACATACATCGTGCAATCAATCGCACATGGAAACATCACCATTATCGGGGACGACGGAAATCCCCGCCCGCATGTCGCCAGTTTATTCTACATACTACCATTCTAAAAACACACGAACATGAAGCAATTAACCCGAAAACAAAAAGATAAACTAGCACTTGAAACACTTGAGATGCTAAACAAAATAACCGCCGACGCCGAAAAGGTCGATCGATATGATTTCATTGGTCAACATGAGATTATCATACGTGTTGGCGATATTTTAGGAGCGATCGCCGATTCATCACATAGATCAGGGTACAAAATAGGGGTCGATGAGGGTAAAAGAACAATGTTTAATTACAAAAAAAATTGATATGAAATCCTACAACCATCAATGTAAAATAGTTCAAAATTTTGGGTCAGTATGTAAAGCTGACGTGTACCGCTTCGAAAAATCCTATTCAAAAAGCAAACAAACACGCGTCATGATCACGTTAACCGCTGAGAACGCCCACCACATGATTAATTCAGCAAACGACATGATCAAAAAATCAAAAGGTGATGAGTTCAACGAAGCGATAACCGTGTCATTGTTGAAGTTATTCGGGTTTCACCGAAATATTTCGGTTCGATGGTCGTCATTGAAAATAGTCGACGGAAACGTTGAAATCACATCGTTCGCCGACGTCCCCGAATTTGAGGGGTTCGAAAGCCCCGACGATTATTTCGAATATATTGACGAACCGTCCCGATTCGCTAATTTCATCAATCACCTGAAAAACGTATTGTCCAACACTAAAATATCAATGAAATGAACGCCTTGAATTACGACGCTAAAGTGTGCCAAATGTTAGAGAAAATGCCCGTCGGGGCGATCGTTAGGGTTGATCGGGTTTGTCGACCTGAAAATCGTGATCGTTTCGTCGCGTCATTGAAAATGTGGATGAACCGACAGCCCCGCGGGTGTGGTGTTTCGTTTTCATCGGACTTCAGGACGTTTAGGAGAAACGCCGACGTGAAAACCGAAACCGAAACCGATCCGTCCGAATGGTCATTCGATGTTGAATTAGCTATTAAAAAAGCGAATGAGGTTGTCGCGTGGTGGAGGGAACGGATAAAACAACCCGTCACCCCGTTCACTTATAATGGATGCGAAACATTCAGTGATCCTATATTTTCAGTTGAATCATTCATCACCGTGATCGGATTGTCAAAACCTCGTTCGCGACCCTTTTCAACGTATGTGTACAAATTGCAAAAATTACGTGCGGCGGTTGAAAAAATAGACAAAGACAAATCGGGATCACCTTATCACGAAATAAAAATGCCCGAATTGCCTGAGTAGTTAAGAATGGTTTTTCATTTAGACCTATTTCGGAAAACGAAAGGGGGGTGTTTCGGAAAACGAAACACCCTATTTCGGAAACGCGTAGGAGATAACACAGTTTATAACAAAGAAAAGAATACATGCCAATCAACTAAAACCATAAGCAATGGCAAATAAAGATATGTTCACGAATAAATGGATCACGAACAATCGATCATAATCGTTCGACGCTATGAATCAGGGATGTTAACGATAAGGGCGTTGCATTATCAATTAGTTTCACGCGGTATGACGAATACTTTCGTTCATTACAAACGTGTGGTAAACGCAATGATCGCCGCCCGTTGGCGCGGTGATGTGTCTTTCGAGGCGTTCAGCGATCACGACCGTGAAATTTTAGGTGAATCAAGTCACACAACTACAACCGTTGAAAACGCCGTCGATTCATCAATGTACGCGATTAATCATTGGTTAAGCAATTACAAAAAAAACCGATGGGAAAATCAAGAAAATTATCTTGAAATATGGATTGAAAAAAAAGCGTTACAAGGTGTCTTTCAGAAAGTAACCGAGCGAAACGGCGTAATACTTTCGCCGTGTAAGGGTTACCCATCGTTGACGTTCTTAAATGACGCCGCTGAACGATTCGTTGAAGCAAAACGACGGGGAATGAATCCCGTCATTGTTTATTTTGGCGATTACGACGCAAGCGGCGAAGACATTCCCCGATCAATTCAAGATAACTTGAATCGTATTGGATCAGGGGGGGTGATTGTTGAGCGACGCGGGCTGTTCTTAATGCAAGTTGAAAAATTACAATTACCCACCGCGCCAACGAAAGCGGGCGATTCACGGGCGAAAAAATGGAAAGGTATCGGGCAAGTAGAACTTGATTCAGTTGATGTTTCTATTCTTCAAAGCTGGTGTCAAGAAGCAATTGATGAATTTTTTGATCCTGATTTGTATTCCGATCTGATTAGTATTGAAGCTGAAGAAACCGCCGAATACAGATCGGAAATGAAGTTGCGAATAATCGATTTAGTCAACGACATGTAAAAAACCATATCTTTGTAATCAATTAAATTTCACAAATATTTTTAAAAAAATGAAAAATTTACTTTTTTTAATCGCCGCGATTGCGTTCATAACAACCACCGCCGCCCCCCCGTTGATCGGGCAAACCTCGTTATCTGACGTGATGGTTCAATCTGACTACTCAATTGTAAAAGTGGAAACGATTTCGGATTCGGTTGTGTACTGCGAAAATATTTCCGTATTGCTGACTGTTTGTTCAAATTTCGGGTTCGTTGGGTTAAGCACGTTCGATGTTGATGACAACGGATCAGTCGGCGCGACCGATTTGAATCAATTCGTTTCGGGTTATGGCACGAATTGCGAATTTCCTGATTTCAACGAATTAATAATTGATGAAACTTTTTCGGGTGGTGTTACATTTTTTGAATCAAATGATGAAATGATTATTGGGTTTTTGGAACGGACAATGTGGGATGAACCCGATCCGAATGACTACGGTTACGCCCCCTTGACTTTTGAATTAACAACGATCACGTCAGATAAAATCATGAAACATTGGGTCGTCGTGAAAAAGTAGATAGGAAATAAAGACGGATGATCCGTCGCTATATTTAAAGGAACGCCCCGTTAAACGGGCGTTTTTTTTTAATCAACAATTTCGGCTCATTGACAAAGTCCCGCCACCAAAAACGAATGAAATCAGAATCCGCGTCATTCGATGGGACACATATCTATTTTAAGGGGCAAATTTCAACGAACGAACGGCGGGGTCGTGTGTAGTGACCCCGCTAACACTTTAAGTGTTACATGAGCATGTTCGGGCGATTTAAGCAATGAATCAGGGGCGTGGATCGGGTCAATGATGACAAATCACGATTTCCGTCGGGTTTCGGTTAACTTTGCTACATGAACGAACGAAAACCGACATCCGACACGCGCGCCGACACGCCCCCGAAAAAAAAGAGGCGGAACGGTTCGAACAAATGCGCGGCGGGGTGTGGTTGCGGTCGACACAAAACCCGTTCAGGGGATAAGACATTGAAAGCGCAAACGCGAACACGTGTTCGGCAAATGGAATTCATACAACTACTCAAAGCGGCGGGGGGAATACATCAACCCGCACTTGATGAATTGGGGATCAGTCGATCAACGTTAGCGGATTGGCGAAACAAACCCGACGATTTCGCCGAAATGATGGATGAAATCGAAGCGATGCAAATTGATTTCGTTCGTTCAAAAATGATGTCGGGGATCAAAGGCGGATCGGAACGATTGATCGAATTCTATTTGTCCCGACGTGATCCCGCGTTTGCGAAACCCGTTGAACGCCCCGATACACCTTTGCACATCACGCCGCCGTCTGTGGTGTTCATTCCCGCGTCGATCCCAACCCCCGATCCCAACGATGATTGACGAACATCAAATTCAATACAACCCCGCGTTCGAATCGGTGTTCCTATCAACTGAACGCTACCTGATGTTGAAAGGCGGGGCGGGGGCGGGAAAATCCGTTGTCGCCGCCCAAAAATTGGTCGGGCGGTTCATCGCTGAAAACGATCATCGGTTTTTGGTGTGCAGAAAACACGGGGTCGACATTAAACGATCCGTTTGGGATTTGATTTTGAATGTGATCGATGATTGCGGACACACCCCATTCATTCAGGTGAACAAAACCGATCGATCAATCAAACATATTTTAACGGGATCGGAATTTGTGTTTTCAGGGATCGACGACCCCGAAAAGATAAAATCGATATTTGGAATCACCGGGATTTGGTGTGAGGAAATCACAGAGTTTGACGAAGATGATATTGATCAACTGGATTTGCGTTTGCGTGGTATCACGCGTTACTACAAACAAATGATCGGGACATTCAACCCCGTTTCAAATCGTCATTGGGTTAAAGAGAAGTTTTTCGACACACCGTCAGACGACGTCATGACACATCAATCGACGTTCCGTGATAACATGTTCATTGATGATGACTATAAAAAAGTATTAACGACACGTTTCAAATCGAACCCGCGATCCTATCAAATATATGTTTTGGGGATGTGGGGCGAACCGATCACGGGGTTGGAATTTTATTCACAATTCAACGTCGGTGTTCATGTTGGTGATCCGCCACCGTACGACCCCGCCGCCCCGATACACATCACGTTCGATTTCAACGTCGTTCCGCATGTCACCGTGTGTGTTTGGCAAGTCCACCACGGGCGGGATGATCAAGAACTGATAACCTCATCGACTTTGTGGTGTATTGATGAGGTTTGTTTAGAACACCCTTTGAACAACACCCCGTCCGCCGCGAAACGTGTCAAATCAATGTATTTGGATCACGTCGGGGGCGTTCACATATACGGTGATCCGTCGGGGGCGTCGCGTGACACCCGATCCGAATCGGGACGGAATGATTTCACCATCATTTTCGATGAACTTCGTTCCCTGAATCCGATCAACCGTGTTCAACCGTCCGCGCCGAATATCATCAATAGAGGTCAATGGATCAATTCGATTTTCGACAACGATGACCCGTCTGTTTTCAGGATTCGATTTGCTGAACGTTGTGTCGTGACAATTGAAGATTTCCAACTTTGCAAAATGTCGGCGGACGGGAAAAAGTCAAAAAAACGGGTCACAAACAAAATGACGGGGGTTTCATTTGAACAATACGGACACGCGACCGACGCGTGTGAATACCTTTTCACAACTTTGTACGAATCGGTGTTTCGGGATTTCATCCACGGATCGGTTGACGCTGACAAACGGAAGATTGAAACCCGAAAACAAGTCGGTCGAAAATCTTACTAACGGAAAATGTACCTTTGTTGAAACTTATTTCACATGATATTCATAAAACCCCGCGACATCTCACGATCGATTCGCGACGAACATTTGACATCGATCACGGCGGACGACACCACGATCATGACCGACGCGGAATTGGCGTCAATCACAGAATTCAAATCCTATCTGATCGGTAAATATGACGTGGCGGTTTTGTTCGCGTTGATTTCTGATTGGATTGTTTCGACATCGTACGCGGTCGGGGATGTTGTGTATTTCGCGACCGATGAAATATTTTACGAATGTACGGTCGTTGGTTCAGGGGCTACACCTTCTGAACTGATAAAATGGAAAGTCATAAGCGACCCCCGCGATCCGTTGGTTGTTGAATTTATGGTTGATTTGATATTGTATCGAATACATTCACGGGTTTCGGCGAAACAAATTCCCGAACACAGAATCACCCGCCGCGATGACGCGGTTTCGTTCCTAAAGTCGGCGGCGAAATACACAATTTCCGTTCCATGGGATCAGGAATCAAACGTCGAACCCGCCTCAATCACATGGGGATCAAACCAACGTGAACAAAAAACATACTAAAGACATGAAAATTCCATTCACAAACATTGAAATCGGACGCGTCGCGCATGTCGCCGAAGTTGAAAACATTGAAAAAAAACGTCCTGATTCAGGCGAAGTGTTCAAAGGGGTCGTGAAAAGTCAGTTAACGCGTTCACGCGCAAATATCGGAAAATGGGTCGGCGCGGTTGCGTTGGCGGAATCGGTAAAAACCCCCGATCGAACTGAACTAATCCGACTTTTCAATGAAGTCGACCGTGATCCGCATTTAAGATCGTTAATGTCGACGCGGACAAACGCGGTTTTGTCGACGCCCTATTTCCTACGGAAAAAAGGCGAAGTGGTTCGTGATGATGATCAATCCTTAATACTCAATGCGGAATGGTTTGTTAGGTTTTTGGAGTTGACAATCGACGCGAGATTTTACGGTTATTCCCTGATCCAACTTGATGAAATAATCGACAACAAATTCAAGTCAGTCGAACTTGTACCGCGACAATACGTCGTCCCTGAATTGGAATCGGTTCGACTGAAAATCGGTTCGAAGGAAATGAAATCATTCATCGAACCCCCGTTTTCTGATTGGTGTATTGGTGTGGGTGATCGGTTCGATTTAGGGATTATCAACAACGCCATTCCGTTTTTAATCTACAAAAAAGACGTTTTGGCGGCGTGGTCTGAGTATGCGGATTTGTTTGGCGCGCCGATTAGGATCGGGCGAACGGACGTTCAAAATAACGTGAAACGCGAAAACATGAATGACATGTTGGAAAACATGGGGTCAATGTCATGGGGAACGTTCGATATAAATGATCAACTTGAATTAATCGAGGCGAACAACCGTGACGCGTTCAATGTATTCAAAGAAATGGCAAAAACAGTTAATTCTGAATTGTCAAAATTATTCGTCGGACAAACGGGGACGACTGACGAAAAATCATTCGTCGGATCAGTAGAAGCCCATGAACGAACGTTCAACACTTACACCGCCGCCGATAAACGATTTGTTGCGAACGTGGTTAACAACAGATTAATTCCCTTAATGGTTTCACACGGAATGATCCCTGACGGTTTTGAATTTGCGTTTGATTACACGGAAAAACTGACGTTGGATCAGAAACGCGAAGCGGTCAAAGCGTTCGCCCCTTACTTTGAAATATCGCCCGAATGGATCACCGAACAATTCGGAACACCAATCGAAGCGGTGAAAACGTCGGGCGGGAACGTTGATCCGACAAACGGTTTGACGAATAGTCAACGCGTTCTCGTCGCGACTTCGAAGTTGTACGAACAAGCAAAACCAAAAAAATGAAGATCAAGATAACGCACAAAGAAACGGTCGTTGAGTTCAGCGAACCAAATATTCATCGTTTTGATACGGCTAAATTAATATTGGCGGAAATGGTTCAGAATATTCACCGTTTGAATACCAAAGCCGAAAACCCGAAATAAATGGACTTAACCGACGCGCAAATTGCGCAACTATTGGAGCAAGTATTCGCGGGAACGGTGACGGGTTTCGAACCGTCATTGGACTTGTACATCGCAACGGCGGAACATTTGGATGATGGATTGTTCGAAGGGTACGGGATGTCATTGTTCGATGAAAACGGATTCGCGGATTTGTCCAAATTGGACGCGGAAATGTTAACAGATTTACGCGATAATATACATGTTTTCAGCGCGTTCAAAGCGCATCATTCCGCCGATTTCATGGGTTCGTTGATTTGGGATGATGACGGGATTAAACGTCCGTTCGCTGATTTTAAATTGGACGCGATGAATTATTTCGGGATCGCACACGATACGCATTTGGAAACGGAATTTCGAACGTCGGTCGCGATGGGACGGGGGGCGTCATTTTGGCGGGACATTCAGGATGACAAGGATTTGTTTCCGTTCCTGAGATACAACACCGTGGGTGATGAGCGCGTTCGCCCTGATCATGTGGATTTAGACGGAATCACACGCCCCGTCGGGGACAAGTTTTGGAAAACGCATTTCCCGCCGAACGGTTTTCGATGTCGATGTGACGTGGATCAGGAATCAGGAACGGACGCGGGATTCAAACAAACGTCCAATAAGGTGATGAAAACGGTCGATGATCCGCCTGAATTGTTCAAAATGAACCCCGCGTTGGATCGGGTGGTGTTTTCGGCGGATCACCCCGCGTTCACGGTCGCGGAAAAATACAAGGTTGAAGCAAAGGAAATGTTCGGATTGCCGCCTAAATTCGGTCGTCACTTGGACGAATGACCTATTTCGGAAAACGAAAGGGGGTATTTCGGAAAACGAAACCCCCTATTTCGGAAACGCGTAGGAGATAACACAGTTTATAACAAAGAAAAGAATACATGCCTATCAACTTTAAGAAAGCGAAATCACGGGTCAAAAAAATCAAATCGGAAACCCCGCGTTTGATTGCGGTCGAAGCGGTAAAGCATTTCAAAAAATCTTTTCGGGACGGCGGGTTCACTGACGATCGTTTTTCACCGTGGGCGAAACGCAAGCGATTAAGCAAGTCGGACAAGCGTACAAAGAAACGCCGCGCGATTTTGGTTGATTCGGGTGATCTTCGAAAATCGATCAAACGTCGAAAGGCAACATTTCGAACGGTCGTCGTAGGGTCGTATGGGTTGAATTATTCGTCCATTCACAATCGCGGTAAGGGGCGAATTCCAAAGCGTCAATTTGTAGGGGAATCGCGAAAACTGAATTTATCAATCAGATTGATCCTATACAAAAAATTCAAAAACGCATTGAAAAAATAACACTAAAAACATGGCATCACCAAAAACAACAATGATTCAGGTAATCCGCGCGGCGGTTGAAGCGATCCCGAACATCGGATCATTTCGCGGGTTCAATGGACAATTCGACGACAATCGGGATCACCCGTTGAAATTCCCGTGTGTGTTGTGGGAAATTATAGATTTGCCTTGGAGACAAATGAAAAACCCGTCGGGCGTAGGAAACATCCAACGCTCGTTGGCGGGTGAAATCGTTTTTCACGTCGGGGTTCGTTCATTTGGTATCGATCCAAATATTGACGATGAGGTTTTCGAAATCGCCGATTCGGTTTCCGCCGCCGTCGCGGGGATTGATCAAGATGAATTCGGTCGTTTTTATCGAATCAATGAAGCCATGGACACGCAACATGATCAGGTTGTCGATCATCAAATCACGTTCAAATTTCAGATAATCGATGTCGTGACATTTTCTAACGATCAAACGACGGGGATCATTAAAACATTACAACAACACGGGGACATCCAACCCGCCCCGCCAAACGCTATCCCAAATTTTAGCGAAACCCCGCAACACGGAACGGACAATCCTGACGACTAAATGAACCGAAACCCTGAAAATATAGAACGCCGCCGCGATGATTTGGTGATCGAAATAAACAGTCGTAAAACTGAACGCGTCGGGGATGTGATTCGTGATTTCGCGTCCCGACATTACATTTCCGAATCAACCGCGTGGAAAGATTACAAAAACGCGGGCGGGGATGAAACCCCGCGGTGTCGTGACGTGAATTCAAAGCGTTATTAAAGCCCACACGTAACGAGGTTGATTGATTGGTTTTTTTCGGCGTGTCAACACGTTGGTCACTGTAAAGACGAATTAACGGCGTTTAAAATCGTTTTTCCGCCGCGTTAAAAAATTAAATTTGCTAGTAATGAAATTGAAGCACGTAAAAAACATGACATCCGACAGCGCGTCGATGTTTATATTTTCCGAAATCGGCGGGTGGGGAATTGATGGACAAGAATTCGCCAACGAAATCGAATATTTGGGGCGAAACGGGATCACCGAGATCAACGTTCACATCAATTCGGGCGGCGGATCAGTCATTGACGGTTTGTCAATTTTGCGATCGATGCAATTGTTCAAAGGTGTAATCAACACCCACGTCGAAGGTGTCGCCGCGTCAATCGCGGGTGTTTTGGCGATGGGGGGGTCAACACGTTCGATCGTTGATTTCGGTCGGATCATGATTCACGATCCGACATTTTCAGGTAACTTTCAAATGGATGAAAAGCAAACGAACGCCGTCACCGCAATTCGTGAAATGCTGATCACTATTTTTGATAAAAACACAACCATGACCGCGGACGAAATTTCCGACATCATGACGGCGGAAACGTGGTTCGACGCGACGGAATCGTTGTCGCGGGGGTTGGTTGACAAAGTAATTGACACGGAACGAAAGTTCGAAAACATATTTGAAGGGGAAACGAACATCGCCGCGATGGTGAATCGGGCGTCAACCGTTTACAAACCAAAAATCAAAATTCAAAAAAATACGATGAAAAAAATCACATCACATTTGAATCTAGCGGAAAACACCGCCGAAACCGCAATCGTTGACGCGGTCAAAATCATTGAAGGTAAAGCGACGACCGCCGAAAACAAGTTGGCAACCGCAACCGCAACAATCGCGGCGAACGCGTCGGAAATTATCGCGTTGAAAAAAGTCATTGCAACGTCGGAAGTTGACAAAGCAATCACGACGGGAAAAATCAAAAAGGAATCACGCGACGCGATGATTGAATTGGCGATTCAAAATTCGGAATCATTTCACGCAATATTGGAATCCGTTCCAACGAAATCAGCGAAGGTCATCGACCTAATTGACGACGGGAAAGCGGATAAAGGCGAATTGGAAAAAATGATCGACGGGAAATCATTCCGTCAATTGGAACGATCAAAGCCGAGATTATTGAACAAGATCAAAGCCGAGAACATTGAATTGTTCAATGAAATGTATTTCAACGAATATGGGGTGAAACACCCTGACGACGTCAAAAAGTAAAAAAAAGAACATCTAGTTCATCATCATCATTCAAAAAAAAAGCTGAAAAAATGGCTATTCAAAAAGAAATCTGGTCGCAAGACATTAAAGACGTTTTGTTTCAAGGGCTTGAATTCACCGAACGCGCGTTGGATCACAGCATGTACATCAACGGGAAAACGGTACACGTTCCGCAAGCGGGAGCGAACCCCGCGATAGTTGTCAATAGATCAACGTTCCCCGCGACCGTTGGATCAAGAACCGACACGACGAAGGATTACTCAATGAAATCATTGACGACCGATCCGATCATGTTGACGGACATTGACGAACTTCAATCGTCTTACGACAAAAGAAAGTCAATTTTAGCTTCGCACACAAACGTTTTGACAGAACGCGCGGGGCTGGAAATCATTCACGGTTGGGCGGGAACGGTGGCGAACAAGATTGCGACAACTGGTGACGCCGACGCGTTGGCGTTAGCCCCGTCAGCGACGGGAACGCGAAAAGCGTTGACGATGAAAGACATCCGCGCATGTGCGAAATTAATGGATAAGCAAAACGTCCCGAAAATGGGTCGAATGTTAATCCTACCTTCCGACATGTATTATCAATTATTTGATGACGCGAACGCCGCAAAGCGTGACGCGATGAACGCTAATCCTATTTTGGACGGCGTTATCGATCGAATTTTTGGTTTTGACTTATATTCGGTTGGGGTTGCCAACCGTTTGACAACGGGGTTGGCTTTAAGGGATGTAACGCACGCGGGCGCGGCGTCTGATCATTTCGCGGGGATTGCTTGCCATGTGGATCAGGTTTCGCGCGCTTTAGGTGCTATAAAGGTTTTCGCAGAAGAAGAGAAAGCCGACTACTACGGGGGTGTGATGTCCGCCGAGGTGATGATTGGATCAACGCCTTTGCGAACAAGCGAAGCGGGTGTCATTTCTTTACATCAGGTTGCCGCATCATAATGTTGAAACCAAAAAAGGATCAATGGATCACGGGGGACGGAACGTCGTTCCCCGCGACCATTGAAGGGGAAATTTCCGCGATTAAATTCGCGGATAAGTTCAACCCGAAATTGACGATAAGTTTTGTGAAAGGGAAACACCCCCGCAAACGATCAGATCGTTCACATAAACAGTAAAAAAAAAACCCAAAAATGGGAACTTCAAAAATACTATTTGTAAGAGGCGCGGGCGGACTAGGTCGCGCGTTAGCGAACAACGATCACATTTCAGCGTTGATGTTTTTCAACGATCAACTACCATCAGGATTTTCGACGACCGATCGAAACAAAGCGGTCTATTCCTTAGAACAAGCTGAAACACTTGGTATCGCAGAAGGATCGACCAATCACGCGGGGGAGTGGTATCAAGTTTCTCAATTTTTCAACCAAAACCCGAACGGAAAACTTTGGATTTCATTTCAGGTGTTGACCACAATGACAACCACATTCGTCGAAATTGATGTTCTTCAAAGAGAAGCGAACGGCGAAATCAGACAGATCGGAATATTAGATTTGTCAGATACATCATTGGTTCGCATAGGAACGGATAATGTCGCCACAACAATACAAACGGTCGTGACGGGGTTAAAAGCCGCCGACATGTCGTTGAACGTGGTGATGGGATTTGATGATTCTGGATTGTCTGATTTGTCTGACTACGTTGACGGCGCGGCTTTGAATAAGGAAAATATTTCGGTAGTTATTGGCGCGGATTCATCAAACGTCGGGCAAGCGTTAGAAACCTCATCATCGAAGTCCGTTCCCGCTTTGGGTGCTGTTTTGGGTGTGATTTCAGCGTCGGCGGTCAATGAATCAATCGGGTGGGTTGCAAAGTTCGACATGGCAAAGGATGCGGAATTATCAATCCCGAAATTAACATCGGGCGAATTGGTGAAAACCATTTCGGCGGCGGCGGAAACGGGGTTGAATGACAAAGGTTATATTTTCCTGAAAACGCACACCGGGACGAACGGTACATTCGCCAACTTTGGACGAACGTTTGGAATACAATCGGGCGATTTTTCCACGGTTGAAAATAACCGAACGATGGACAAAGCTATTCGCAACGTTAGAACGTTCATGTTGCCGAATTTGAATTCACCTTTAGTGCTGAATGGTGACGGTACATTGACAAACAACACGATCGCAGTTTTCGAAAACGCGTGTGAACGCGCGTTAGATGGAATGGTTCGTGATGGTGAAATTTCCGCCTATTCGGTGAAAATTGATCCTGCTCAACCCGTTTTATCAACATCAAATTTAATCATCGCGGTTGGGATCGTTTCCGTTGGTGTTGCGGCTATAATCACCACGAACATCGGATTCGCGGTTTCGGTTTAATCATTAACTCTAAAAAGGAAAAAAAATGACCCCATTAATTAACGGCGAAGCGTACGATTTCGCGCAAATATTGGTCAACATCGCGGGTGTTCCGATTGCCTCGGTCACGTCGATCGAATATGGCGAAGAACAAGAGAAGAAAAACAACATGGGATCGGGGCGACGCCCCGTTTCACGTGGGCGCGGAACGATTAAGGCGTCCGCCTCGATCGAAATGTCAATGACAGATGTTCAGGCGATCAGAGCATCCGCCCCGAACCGATCGTTGTTAGCTATTCCCGCTTTCGATGTGGTGGTTGTATTCGGCAACCCGCAATCCCCAACGAAACACACGTTGAAAAACGCTGAATTCATATCGGACAAGGTTTCGGGATCGTTGGACGACACGGATTTGTTGACGTCGTTTGACTTGATCATTTCAGAGGTGAAGTGGTAAAATTCAAAAAAAAAAGTAAAATTATCACATTTTTAACCCCATTTAACACACAAACAAAAAATGGCAAATTCAGATTTAAAAAGGGATGAGGTAGGACAGCCAAAGGAAGAAACAATAAAAAAAGCTGATCCCGTTGATCCGTTCCCAGCGGGGACGAAATACATCATCGAAGTCGAAGGTAAAACCGCATATTTGAGAAAACCCGACCGTCACACGGTTGAGGCGGCGTTAGGTTATGCGATGCCAATTCAGGGTCGCCCCCAGTATGTTCGCGCGGGCGAAATAGTGCTTTTGGGTTGTTGGTTGGGTGGCGATGAGGAAATCAAAACAGATGACGATTTATTGATCCCCGCGGCGATGCAAGCATTTCAAACGATAAGCAAAACGGCGGCGACCTTAAAAAAAAATTAAGTGCGTCACGGTTAAATGTTAAAAACGGATCATCGGAAATCTCTAAAATGAATTCGTTGATCCGTTTCTACTTACATATCAACCCGCGTGAATTAACGGATGACGAATTCGCGCAAACTTGGAACGAATTGCAATTCGCAATTGATTATCATCGAAAAAACGTGATCGGGGTGACTGAAAACGTTATGAAAAAGGGAAAATAAATGTCGCAAGTCGAAGAGTTTGTCATAAGGTTAAAGGATCAGTTTTCGGGGAAATTACGGGACGCCGACGACGCGTTGGATGACACCCGTGATTCAGCGGATCAGTTGAATTCATCGTTCGACACAATGAAAACGGCGGCGGCGGGGGCGGTGGCGGCGTTGGGTTTGCGCGAATTCGCGCAAGCAACGGGGGAATTCTCTAAAATGCGGGCGGCGGTGACTGCATACACGGGCGAATCGGGAAAAGCATCTGACGAATTGATCACCAACGCCAACGCAATCGCGGCGACGTACGGTGGGGAAACGACTGAAATTTTGAGGGCGGCGAACGCGATGACAAAACAAGTCGGCGGGACGATGGAATCAAACATGAATCTGATCGTTGCGGGGTTTCAAAAAGGTGCAGACAGTAACGGTGAATTTTTGAAGCAATTGACCGAATATCCCGTTTTCATGAAAGAGGCGGGATTGGACGCCGCCCAATCGATCGCGTTGATCACGCAAGCGTCGAAAGATGGTATTTATGACGACAAAGCGTTTGATTCAGTTAAGGAAATGACGTTGTCGTTGACAGAAATGACCACGATCCAACGGGACGCAATCAACAACATCGGGATCGATGCAGATGGACTTTTGCAGGACATGAATTCGGGCGCGCTTTCACCTTTTCAGGCGATGCAAAAAATTGTCGGGGTCATGGATGATTTCGATATTTCAGCACAAAAAACCATCGTCGCGGACATTTTCAAGGGCGCGGGCGAGGATTCAGGATTAGCGTTCATCAAATCATTGGAAACAATGGATTTGGAGTTGGCAAATTTGGAAGATACGTCCGACGGTTACATCAACGGGTTATTCGAGATGAACAAGATGTTTGAAGGTGTTAAAACAACGGTTTTGACCGCGATGATCCCCGCGATCACGGGGTTGATGAATTTCGTCGCCGAAAACAAACCCTTACTTTTGGGATTAGCGACGGCGTTGGGGGTTGTCGGTACGGTCATGGGGTTCATGGCTATTCAAACATGGCTACTCAACACGGCGTTGTTCGCGAATCCGATCGTGTGGGTTGTTGTTGCGATTGGAGCGTTGATTGGTGCAATCGTTTGGGCTTATAACGAATTTGAAACATTTCGTAAAATATTAGACGGGATAGGTAAAGTCATCGGAATCGTTGTCGGTTGGATTCGCGACGGATTGGTTTGGCAGTTTAACATGTTGAAATTAGGTATCGCCGCCGTTTTGGAGTGGTTTTCGCAATTCGCCCCGACTATAAAAAAATACATGTTAATCGCTTTGGATGTGGTCAAAAAATTGAACCCGATTTATTGGCTAGTTCAGGGCGTCAAAAAAATGTTCCCTGAACTTTATGCGACAATCGTTGATAAATTCAACGCCGTTTTCGGATGGTTAAAGGAAAAGTGGATCGCGTTAAAAAAGTTCTTTGGTTTTGATGTTGAGGTCGACGCGAATGTCAACCCTAAAATCAACGATCCCGACGTGAATCCCGACGTGAATCCCGACGTGAATCCCGACGTGAATCCCGACGTGAATTTGTTGGGCGGGAATCCCGACGTGAATTTGTTGGGCGGGGATAAGAAGTCGAATCTAACGTTGGGATCAACCGCGGCGAACGCGGCGAATATCGGATCGGGCGTTGGCGGCGGTTCTAATTCCGCCCCGAAAACGTTCAACATCAACATTGACAAATTGATTGAAAATTTCAACATCAGCACCGAAAACGTTGAAACATCAACACAACGGATTCGCGATTTGGTTTTGGAAACCCTATTGACCGCGGTGAATGATGTTCAGACCGTAATTGATTAAAAAAAATGATTGAAACACCAAATCCGAACAATAGATTCGCCGCGTCTACAATAGGCAAAGCGAATTCAGGGATTGCCAAAATAGGGTTCACACCGTTCGTTCTTGACACGCAAACACTTTTAAAGGGCGTCGCGTCGGGTCAGGTGCGTTCGTTTATTTTTGACTCATTAAACGGTGATTTCGCCCAATCCGATCAAACCTCGTATTTGGGAACGCCCGTCTTTTCGAACTTAATATTCGAACCCGACCCCGTGTTGAACACAACGGGAACTTTCACCGACATCGACGGTGTTGATCAGTCATTCGAAGGAATGAGGATCGACACGGTTTTATTTCAGGTTTCGCGCGCGAAAAACATTATCAAAACATCGGTTCAGGGAAAAAACGGAACGGCGAAAGAATACACGTCCGACGGGGATTTTCAAATATCGATAAACGGATCAATCGTTTCCGAAAATCCGAACGCATACCCCGAAGATGAGGTCAAAAAATTCATTAAAATAATGTCAATACCTGAATCGATTTCCGTGACATCTGAATTTTTGTCCTATTTCGGGATCACCGATGTCGTTGTCGAATCTTATTCTATGGGACAAAACGCGGGTTTTATTGATGTTCAACCGTTCACGATAACACTATTATCGGACACCCCAATCGAACTACAATGAAACGGTTAATTTGTGAAATTTCGATTGGCGACATCACGACAAAATTCGTGAAAATGTTCACGATAAATTCATCGTTCGACACATTCACCGACACCGCCGAAATTAGCATCCCGCGAACCGTGATCCATAACCAACAAAAAAAGCGAATCGAAGAACTGATAAAAGTTGGCGATCCCGTTGAAATTAAAGCGGGTTATTTTCCGAATTTGGAATCGCGATTTGTTGGTTTCGTTGTTGGTATCAAATCGGGCGTCGTCACAGAAATAAAATGTGAGGATTACGCATATTTATGCAAACAAACATCACACAACGTTTCGATCGAGGCGACGACCGTTAAGTCGTTAATCAATCAATTGAAACCCGACGACATCACCGTCGACGCCGTCGACGCGGAAATCGGTTCATTCAGGGTTAAAAATTCCACTTTGTCGCAAGTGTTGGACAAAATACGTGAATCGTTCGGCGTTCGGGCGTGGTTCAGGGGGTCGATACTGGTGGCGGGGTTGCCGTACATCAACAACATCGGGATCGATCACGCCGTGTCGTTTCAAATCGACATCCCGTTAGGAAAAGGTGACGGGTTAACCTATGAAAACAGTGATGATGTGAAAATCAAAATCAAGGCGGTTTCTATTTTGCCCGACAATAAAAAATTGACCATCGAAGTCGGTGACGCCGACGGGGAACAAAGGACTTTCAACGCGTACAATATAACGTCGGAATTGGAATTGAAAAAATTAGCGGAACAACATTTGGACGATTTGAAATTCACGGGATTTCGCGGATCGTTCGTGATGTTCGGCGAACCGATGATCAAACACGGCGATAAAATCACATTGACGGACAAATTGAACCCCAATCGCGGGGACGGTGTGACGAAATACGCAGTCAAAGCCGTAGAAACGACATTCAGTGTTGACGGGGGGATCAGACAAACCGTTTCTTTAGGGAAAAAGGCAAGTTAAAAACACTTAAAATCGCCGTGATTAAATGATTGATTGATAAAGGTGCGTGATGAGGTGGTGATATTTTTAATTGAAATTTGACGGCTTAAAATGGAAAAAGGAAAAAACATTCGCGATTTACTGAAAAAGATGACCGACACGGGGGCGGAAATTTATTCGGTGATCGGAAAAGTGGGGAACATTGACAAATCAAAACGCGTTTGTGTGGTCAACCCAATTGACGAATCACCCGCGATTTTTGGTGTAAGATATTCACCGACGGCGGGTGATTCGTCGGGGTTGATTATGAACCCCAAAAAAGGATCAATCGTTGTCGTCACGTTTTTGGATGATCACAACGCGTTCATTTCATTGATGACGGAATTTGAAAGCATTGTTTTCAAAAACGCCGATGCGGATTTGAAAGCGATTTTGAATGACCTGATCGCGATGATCGAAAAATTGACCGTCCCAACACCGTCGGGCGCGTCGTCAACCCCCCTAAATTTCACAGAGTTAACCCCCATAAAAACGGCAATCTCAAAACTTTTTGAATAATGACATTAATAAAATCAACTTTGAAATCGTCGATAAAACAAGCGTTTGAAAACGAAAAGGAATCAACCGACCCGTCATCAACATCAATTGACCGTATCGCCGAGGCTATTTCCGACGCGGTTGATAAATACATCCGATCGGCGACATTAACCGTTCCCGCGGGAATTCCCGTTACGACGGCGGGGACGGCGGCGGCGCAAACGGGCGCAACAACGGCGTCGACGGTGTGTGTAATCTCTTAACTTTGCAAAAATGAAGGCAATCGACATAAAATTGGATCATGTGGACTACGATTTGGAAATCGTGAACGGTGATTTTGTGATTGGTGAATCAGACCAACAAAACATTCAATCCATTCTACACGCGCAAGCGGGGCAATTTTACGAAAACCCTAAAATCGGGGTTGGGATCATTAGTCATTTGAATTCAGGCGTCACCGCGACGCGGGTGAAAAATTTAATCACCAAAAATTTGAACGCGGACAATTTCGACGTCAAGTCGGTCAACGTTGATGGTGATTTCAAAATCAATGTTGAC